TTCGACAGGCAATGCCCGTTGAGCCCCAAATTCGTCTATGAACGACTCGTAGGACAACTGCCGCTCCACGTCCTCCACGGCTTCATCCAAGACCTTCTGGTTGTCCTTCTTCAAGTCATCTTTGATATCCATACTCAACGATGACGTGTCCACTTCTATGTCGTCATAGGCATTCTCAACGTATTTGTGATACGCCTCCTCCTGCCCTTCCTCGGACACCGAATCCCAGTCCTGCGGTTCTCCAGAAGAATACTCGGCGGTCTTGATGGCCTCGGGTAACAGCTTCTCAACGGCGGCAATCCCAGCCTTAGCCTGTACGGCCAACACGGGATCGGAGGCAGAGACACCTGATGTCCCTGTGGAGGCAAACTGCCCACCCTCAGACGTGCCTGCAGGTTCACGGACATAATCCCGTGCCGCCTTCCGCCGCCTCGGGACATCCGCATAGACCCGGACTTCATGGAGGAACTTGTCGGAGCCGGTGGTGACCAAGGCTTCAAGCGGAATGTCTTCTGCAGACGCTTCCAGAATCTGCACGTCCTCTGGTTTCAGCTTCGCCAGATGCTCCTGCCGCCCGAAGAGCAGTGGATTCTTCAGCAGCGGGTATTCCACATCGTGCTTGCCACGAATCTGCAGGTAGGCTTTCAACGCATCGTTCATCGAACTACGACGCAACCGCTCCTGTTCCTCGGGAGGTGGCGGAGGACCGACATATCCTCGCTTGTCCTCGGGCAGATCCTTGTCCCAGATGAAAGTGTGTTCAATCGACTGCTGATTCGGTCCCCACTGGTCTTTGGCGAACTGCACCGCATCATCCAGCGTGTGCGGAGGCAGTCCAGCTTCCTGTTCATCCTCCCGCGCATACCGGTCTAGATCCTCAATACGGTCTTCCCCTCTGGCCACCCTGACGGCTCGCCGCAACTCCCGCTGGATGACCACCGCATCCTCTGGGCTCGCCGTGAACGACACCCCTTGGGCCTGCCCTCCACCCAACCCTGTGTCGCCTAGCTGCCCAAGGAGCACTCCTGACGACTCCACGGCTGGGGCATTCGTGGTGACGTGATACAGCTTCGGAGGAATCCCTTCACGTGGAATAGGCTCACCGGTCAACAGCATCCCGGTGGTTTCACCAGTTTTAGGATCAACCCACCCCCATCGAGTCCCACCGCCCCACGACTCATAAGACTTCACATCCGATGGACGATTGAACACACGGGGTTGGGAGGCTTCCTTGAACCGCCCGTCCTCCCCTCTGGGGTGCTGAGCCTCATCGAACTTCCGGGTCAGGCCACCGATGCCCTCGGGCTTCGACGGCTCCTCCGCAAAGAAGAACGAAGCGGTGCCGTCATTGAACAACACCTTCGCCATCGTGGCCTGCTCCGGAGATACCGGATGCCACTCGTTGTCCAGATAGACAACGGTGCCTGACTTACCGTCGATAGTGATGGGTTCGGGAATCATATGGCCTTCCGCTTGGCATACTCCGCCCGAATGCGCTCAACGCCTGCCCGTCGAAACTCACTGCCCTCCAAATACCACGTGTGCATGGCCTTGGTGAACGCTAACCACTGGGAGTCTGGTGACGGCTTGGACGGCTCATGCCACCCGGCTCCGCCCTTCCCCTTGTTCTTCTCATGCACCAGATGCCGGGTGTCCTCGGCCACCGTCTCGTTGAGGGCCTGGTCATAGGATCCCGCCTTATTCACAGCGGATTTTTCCCAGTAGGACTTGGCGTATGCGCTATGACCGTTCTCCGCCTTCATCTCATCGGAGATGCCGGTGAACATCTCACCACCAGAGAGCTTCGACCAGACAGCGGAGGCGGGGAACTCCTGTTCCACTCGCTCCCGCCACTCCGGCTTTACGGTAATGGGACCATACCCGCTGAGCCCAAACTCGCCGGGTTGATTAAATCGTTCGTAGAACCACGCATTCTTCTTGTCGTGGTAATGATCCGACTGCATCTTGTAGCGTTCACTCTCCCGCTCGACTTCGTCCTTCAGCCGGTGATAGATAAAGTGCGACACCTCGTGCGACACGAGGCCCTTCAACATGGGTGTGTCCGCATACCCGATGTTCTTGGCATTCAGTTCAATCAACCGGCTGGACGGCGTGTAATGGCCAGCTTCTGTGAACTGCCTCTCCCCAACCATGAATTCAGGAGGGTTCTTATGCACTACGCTGATGATGTAGGGATCCACGCCCATGTCCACGGCCACGCCGTAGGCCACGTTCCGGACTATTTCCTTCATCATTTCCGGTTCTTGATACCGGAGTCTGGCGTCCGCTTCGTTCTTCGCTTTTTCAGCCGCTTGGGCGATCTTCTTCGTCCGGAGGTATTCGGGATCGCTCCAAATCTCGGCCTCTATCTCCTCTACGGAGGCGTCTGGGTGCGTCTTGGAGTATTCCTCCAACCGATCCGTCGCCTTGTTCACGTTGGCTCGATGGGCAGTCTTGGCTTCCATGAAGACATCGAACGCCTCCCCGGCTTCCCTGCTCAACGTCCTCCACTTCAACCGCTCCGGCCCACTGCCCTCTGGGTCCGTAACGTCCAGCACCTCGGTGGTAGCCCCGGTCGCCGCAAACTGCCCCTCCTTGTCCCGTGGGTGCTTGTGCTCATCCCACTTAAGAGTGGGTGTGGGTTCCGGCAACCGATTGCCACGGGTCTGGCCGAAGTGTCCGATGACCGGCCACCCTCGATGGACAAAGTGGTTCTCTACGGCAAAATAATCCTCGGCATTCGGCGTATCCAACCACACAATCCTGCCGCGATTGTACCGAAACCGCTCGGTCGCAAATGCATCCGTCATCCAGAGTTGGCGGTGCTCAGAGGCATAGGGATCCCGTCCCTTCAAATCTCGCACCCGCACCACGCCCCTATGGATCAGGCCAATAGCGGTATCCGTGCTCTCTTCCTGTGCGGTATCTCCCTCGGTTTCGGCAAACCTCCCGGCCTTATCACGGACATACTCTCGCTTCTGGGCCTTGGTCTTGGCCTCGTCTTCTGCAATTGATTGCAGGGCCTCTTCCTGCACCTGTGCCGTGGCTGACAGTTCCAGATAAGTCAGGATGTTGTTGGTGACTTGCTTCAGGAAGGTATCGAAGGTGCCCACACCGACAAAGGACGGCCTCCCCTTCCTCACGGTGCCTGCACCAAAGACCGCGCAGGAGAGGAGCATGTAGGTGATCCACTCGCGGTTCTCCGTGCCCACCTCCGTCATGTCCAGTTCGGGCACGAGACGGCGGGCTTCATCCCATTTGTGGTCGAGACAGGCTTGGGTAATCAGGGCATACGTAGGAGCGGAGAGCATCCGCCACGACCGTTGCAGACGACGGACGAAGGCTCGCTCCAGCAGGAGATACGTGCGAAGATCAACGGTTTTAGCCATTCATCTCGTGGCCGCAACCAGCGACGACAAGTCTGCGTCATCAGACCCGAAGACATACATCGCCAACAGACTGTTGAAGGCGCGGGCATCCTCGGGTGTCAGTGTCTCGATGTCACGGTTGATTTCTGCGGCTCGCTCCGCCGTCAGTTCCTGCTTCTGTGCGAGTTGTGGGAGGAGGCCCTGATAGATGGCGTACTCCTGCACCAAAGACATCAGATCGCCTGCCGCCTTGCGATACTTGGCCTTGGCCTTCTCCCGTGCCATAGCCTTGGCTTCTTCCATAGCCCCGACTTCCTTGGGTCCGTCCTTCTTCTCCGGAGGAGCAGGCTTGAGTGCGGGTTGCACCGACTCCATCGCAGCGGGTAGTTCTCCAGACGGCGTCTCATCAGCGGTTGGCGTGTTCTTCAGCGGTTCATGCATGTCGCCCGCACCCTGTGCCGGGACTTCCGCCATCTCCAAATTCATCGTGGTGATGGTATTCATCTCCTTCAGGAAGGATTCACGCGTGGCGACGGTCATGGCCAATTCCAACCCCTGCAACTGCGTGGCGACATCCTTCAGGGTGATGGGCTTGGAGTTGTACAGGAGCGTCTTGAGCTTCAGTTCCTTGATGATGGTCTTGTTCATCACCTCATCGAATTCCGTGCGCTCGGGGAGGAAGACCTGTGCCTCGGCCACCATGTAGCTGGTCTGGGCCGTAGCGAAGTTGTAGTCCGCTGCATAGCCAAGAAAGAGCGGGGGGAGACGGAAGCCGATGCGGATGTGCTCCTTGGTCGTCTCATCGTAGGTCGTGAACATCGCATCCTGACTCTGAGCAGAGCCGAAGCGTTCGACCTTCACATCCACTTTGCCAGCCGCATCCAGCGAACCACTGGAGGACTGGACCTCAACGACTACCGCCCGGTTCTTGTTCTTGTTCAGACCTGATAGGTACATCCGTAGCTGGTCGGATGTGTCCTTGATCAGCGTGCCTCCCTGAATGAAGACAATAGCGGGCGGTAGACCTCCGGCATCCAAGAACTGCAGGTTCTGTTCCTCTGCGGCTCTGGAGCCTATAACCGATGGCAGTTGGTTGATCCAACGGGGGAGATAATACGGTGTGGTGATATCGGGGTTGATACCAAACAGCAGCAACTCCGACCCCCGCTTCTCAGGCGGGACTTTCTTCTCCTCCGTCTCCCACTCCCCGGTGTCCCGGTGGACCTCTCGGGTTGTGCCAAATTCACGGTAATACACCAACTGGTTCAGGGCCACGGTCTGAGCGAAGCGCCGTTCACGCTCCCAGAGCGTCAACTCCACTTCCTTCCCATCCCGCTCGACCTTCTTCTTCACCTGAATGGGCTTGTCCAGCTTCACCATCCGGATGTGGGCTGTCTCTACGCTCCGCATACCCACGACATCCCCGGCCACATTCCGCAGCACCTCGATGAACCCATAGCCGATGGATTCCATCTGGCGGCGGAGCTTGCGCCGGATTTCTGTCATGGAGGTGTTGGGGTAGGGCTCATCGAAGAAGGACTGGGCAATCTTCTCCTCGGACTTGTCGATATCCTTGCCCTCCTCGGTCGGAACGAACTCGTGACCTGTGCTGTCGATGTTCACTTCCATCGCTTCGATGCACTGGTTCAGGACGTTGTTCGTCTGGACGAGACTCAATAGGACATTGGGTTCGAAGGGGGGCTGGAGGAAGAGGTTGTTCTGTTGGCCTGCGGTGTAATAGAGGCTGGAGAATTCATCCTCCAGTTCCACCGCCGACTGCGCCATGACCATCCACGTTTCATTCTTGATGACCTTCTGAATGAACGTGATCTTAGGCTCCGGCCGCTCCGTTTTCTGGGTGCCTTCCGTCAACTTCAGCATGCCAACCCCTTAGCAAATCGTCTGCTTGGATTCCGGATGCTGACAGTCTACGGACTTCTGCACTCAATTGCAACGGAGATTTTACGGTGCTGGGCACCAAATTTTTAGCGAATCCGGCCCCCAACCGGCACATCCCACACCCTTGGCAAATCTGCCCGCTGTATTACAACTCCGCCACAGGGCTTCCCTGCGCTATACTTCGCATTGGCGAAGCGTTCCCAGTAACCACCGGCCTTTTGGAAGGTCTGGAAGGCTTCAAATTCTCCCACCACCTCGGCCTGCAGGAACGAACCCTCGGGTGTCGTTAGGGCCACTTGCATCCGCATCGCTGGTTTCGTCATCGGCTCACTCCTTGAACAGAAAACCAGTGTAGCACCAACGTGAAGGATTTGTCAACCGTTGGGTGTGCGGGTGCCGATAAACAGGTGCGCCGGGTTCACACACTCATTGACCTTGCACACTTGCAGAATGCACTTGCCTTCAGGAATTTCTCCGAAGAAGAGGGTCCATGCGTAGCGGTGGGCTCGCGTAGAGATACCGAGCACCTTCAACGTGCCGTAGCGTCCCGCCTGCCCTCGACACTGCGTGGCCTTGGCTCCCGTCCACAACCAACACCGAGTGCCCAGTATCGGATGGACTGGACCCTCTTTGTTGACCCGCTTCCAGAACCGTTGGGCGATACGCTCTGGGGTTTCGAACTGAAGACGAGCAACCATAGGGTCATCGTAACGTAAGTTGGGGATGGCCCTTCATCCGGTATTGGACTGGGGCATCTGCGAAATGCCCCAAGCCACCCCCAACCTTGTATGCCGCCCAACGTGGAAGCCGTTAACCTGCTCACTGACAGGGCAAAAGGAAACAAGCTGGCGATCTTGTCCGGGTATCGTCTGCCACCCCCTTGGAAACCTTCACCGCGACCGTGTATACCCAGTCGCTATCCAGTCAAGGGCTAGATCGGACTTGTGCGGACGCACCAACGTCTGGACGACGAGTGCTTAGCCTTCCCGCTCGCCCTTCTCCAGCTTGACCGACTCCCAGTCGTGAACTTCCTTCTTGCCGACCAAGTCGATGGCATCCCCGTCCTTGGTGGGACCGCCACCCACGAACGACACGTACAGGCCGCTCGCCATCTTCATGGCCACGGTATCCGTGACCTTGACGTAGCCCTCCAGCGACTTGTCGATCATCGCCTGTACCTGCTGCTCGCTCAGGCCGGAGACGCCACCGCCGCCACCGGTTCCCGTTCCGGGCGCACCGTCAGCCCCCTGCACCGGGGAGTACTCGTTCCCGGCCACCCAGTACCACGACCACACCAGCCCGCCGCCTGCGCTCTTCTGGGAAGCGAGCTTCGTGAAGTCAGGCAGTTCGACCTTCTTGCCCTGCTTCTTGGCCGCTGCCGCCTGCGTCGAATACGTCTGCGCGGCGTCATCGAGGTACTGAATGCACCTCGTGTAGTAGCCCAGTTCATCAGGCTGGTTGGAGGGGAGGAAGATGCGGCCCTTCGGGCCACCGGAGAACTGTTGGGTGAACGCGAAGTACGGCATCGCGGCGGTGGGTTTGATACCGGGACCATAGCCGGGAGGCAGACCACAGTTGGTCATGATGGCTTCCCAATTGGTGGCCGGTGCGCCGATCTGCTGGCCTATGCCAGCGAAGAACCACGCCTTAGCTTCTTCCTCATTCTGCGGACAACGAGACATGTCAAACATGAGCTTTTCCCTTCAGAAGAATCGTGCGTTACTCGTTCTGTTGCTCTTCCCACACACCCCCGACTGGCGTGTACATCGCCTCCTTTTCCTCGGTGGTATAACTATCTGAGGTGTCCTTCCACGTCCACCCTACTTCACGCGACCAGTACTTGGGCTTCTTGTGGTTATCGAGCTTGGTAGTACTTCGGATCTTCCACATACCGTCCTGCAATTAATTGCACTTGTGATGGACTACCACTTCCGAGCAGAGGCAATCGCCTCTCGCAACTTGGCCTGCTGGTCTGGAAACACGTCAGGCATCACCTCTTCCACCACGTTGGAGAAGTCACGCAACCGGTCTTCCAACTCCTCGATGTGGCTGGCCGCGTCTTCCACGATGGGCACTTGCAGAGACGAGAGCTTCTTGCCTTTGGCAATCTCCCGCAAGGCCCGACTCAGGGGAGACGCCCGTGGATACAGGCGTTTGTCTTCCATGATTCTTTTTGAACACTGCTTCTGTTGGTGGAAATACAGGTCACCCACCATCTGACCACAGTCCGGGCAATGGTCCACTCTGACAGTGCCCATCACCGCACCACCGCAAACACCTTGTCGTCCGGACCCTTGAACGGCGCATCCTCCGGACCCTTGGGGTACGGGTCAATCCAGATCAGCTTCTTGTCCTTCCGGCCGGGACCACACGGCTGCAGCCTCGGGTGCCCACTGACCACGAAGCGGACCTTCAGGTGACGCACCGAAGTCTCCAGCGAGGTGTGCGGCTCCACATACTCTGTCACAGCACTCTTGCGGAGCGCAATGACCCGGACGGTCGGAACCTCCTTCAGCTTCTGCTCCCGCTGATACCGCTTGCGGGCGTGCCGTTCGATGTGACCGGGGGTCTGGGTGAGCTTGGGTTCGATCTTCCGCTTGCTGCCGGGGACCGTCTGCCGGAACCACACGCAGGACATCAGGAAGAACAGGCTCATCTCCGAGACAACCTTGATGGTGCCTTCCTCCCCGATCAAGAACTCCGGCTCCTGATTCGCGTAGGGACCACCGGGTCCGTAGGCATTCCGGTATAGCTGGGTGTTCAGGGCGATCATCTCGTGGAAGGACATCTCCAGCGGCCAGATCCACTTCGCGGAGGGATTGATTTCCCCCTTCCGCTCCGGATCCCGCTCCTCCACCACGTAGGCCGAGAAGCACAGCGTGGGCGTCTTCCTGTGGCGATCCCATGACCAGAGCAGGGCAGCGGTGGTATCGGAAGTCAGCGGGGCTGCAGTGACCGGAAAGGGCTCTGCAAACCAGTACCACCCAGCCATCGTGGATGGTAGTTCCACGGAGTCCAGCGTGGACTCATGCGGGATGGTCTGTGCCCCCATCAGGATGGCGTGCATCGTCTCGGCACTGAAGGAGTAGGCGTCTGCCGCCCGGAGCGCCGACAAGTCACCCATCAAATCAGAGAAGATGGGGTTGTTCTTCATCCCCGGTGCGTGCTCAATGTACTTCAGCTTGTTGATGGCAGCGAACTTCTGGTCCAGCGCAACCTGCCAGTGAGGCACATTACTGGGTGGGAGAGGACGGTCGAAGCTGTTTAGCATCTCGGCCACCTTCCGCTCTCCAATATCGTTGATGCCAAACTTCTTCCGCCATGCCACGAGCTTGTTGACCACGTCGTTCTGAAGCACGTCTCCACGCTCCAGTGCCGCGAACTCCCCGGTGGTCAGGCCGGTCAGGCGACGAATCGCCTCCACGCGACGGTCACGGTCCTTCAGCTTGGGATTGATGAACTCCCTCTCCGGGTTGATGCGGTCTTCCACGAAATCCAACAAGCCCGCCCCGATGCCTGCGGCATCGATCTTCGCCTCATAGGCATTCCAGAACCGCTTGTGGAGGCCCTGTAGGGCCGCTGCCGTGAACCGTCCACCGCTGCTGGCCTCGATGGCCCGCCGAAGGAGGTCTGTCTTCCGGCTCTCCACGATCATCGTGTGGCACGTATCGCATGCCGCCCACCCGCCGACACTCTGGGTGATACCATCACCGAGAGAAAACTCCGGGATCATCACCGCATGCTTCGGGTGCTCTTCTGAGCAGAAGTCACAGACGCCGTTCTCATGGATCCACTGCTCCACGAGCAACTTGGAGGGTCCATACAACTTGCCATCGTGCTCGTGAATCAGTCCCAGCTTCAGGAGCTTCGACGCCACCGACTCCACCACGGCCACCTCGCCCTCCGGCGTCGAGATGCGGTAGACGTGCGGCGGAATGTCATCGTTCGTGATGATGCGTCCGTCACGGGAATCGAACTTCCCCCCACGGTCCCAGAACGACACCAGCTTCTCAGCAAAGGCGTGCTCCTCGACCGTGGCGTATCGCTCCTTGGAAGCAATGAACAACGCCGGTTCACCGTTGGGGGCAAACGCGAACTGAATCAGCTTCCGCGACTCCAAGTCCACGATCTTCGTCTTGGCCTCGGGATCCCCCATGTGGGCAAAGAGCAACTCTCCGAGCTTTTCATCGGCAAAAAACTCCGTTACCCGATCCAACGTTGCGGGCGTAAATCCTACTGGTAACTGCATGTGTGGTGCTCCTGATCACTCCATTGACTGTGAGGCTCTAGCTTAGCACACGGGAGTTTCGTTTGTCAAGACGGACGATCCATCGTCTCCGACTCCCGCAACGCAATCCGGGCTCGCACCCAGTCAGGAACCTGCTCGCATTCCTCGGACGTAGCCACCCGCAACGTGCCTCCCTCTTCGAACATCCCGATGGACCAGCACCCCACGCAGATGGACAAGTCTCCGGCCTTGGGCTGTGACGCCTCTCCCATACCGTCCACGTAAGCTGTGCAGACCGAGTCCATCACATACCCGCAGACCGGGCACTGATGCTGGTGTTCTATCTTGCTGCCACCCGCCCACCATGGAGTAGTAGTCATGACGACCTCTGGAATTTCTGCAGCGCACCCCAGTTCTGTCCAAACTTGGCGTCCGCTACGAACTTCAACTGGGGAGTCCACTCGACCTTATTGAAGGGCAGGTTCTCCATTTGCTCCAGTTGCTTGGTCA